GGTTACCAGATTCTAAATTTATATTATCATAAACAAAATCTTCAACTAAACAAGGCAGTGATTCTAATTTACCAGCGTATCTAAAGAAACCATTCTCTGACATCCAGTATGCAGAACCATCAACTTCTACGCATGCATTCTGTCCAACAAGTCCACAGTTAGTTCCTACTTGTGCAAAAGCAAATGTAAATGGTTGTCCAACAAAACGTTGAGTGAATAATGCAGTATCAGTCCAAACATATATTGCATCACGACCTCTAATCGCTCCTCTGATCTGTGATCCATCAGCCAGTCTTTGTGTACCAGCTGTATTGGTTGCTGTAGGTGTATATGTATTTATGTCCTCCTGATCAGAGAATCTTATAAACATATCATCTTGTGTTGAAGGTGTTCCAATAGTTGTTTCTGTTCCAAAAAATACTAAGTGACGATCGGGTGTAGATACTAACATGTGTCTTGATGCAGTTGGTGCACCTGTTATAATTACAGCTCTTGTGTCTGTTGCATTTGATGCAACAGAATTCCATTCAAATACTGCACTATCGTGTATTAAACAAATTGCTTTATCACCAAAGTTATCAAGTGACCACATACCTGGTTCTAATACTAAATCACCAGATGCAGCTTCACCCCATGCAACAAAGTTTGCAGTGCTAGTCACCGTATCTCCAGCACCATGTGATGCAGCTGTCGTATTTCTAACACCTCTTATTACACCAGTTAATTCATTAGATGAACTAATACCTGTGTAAGATATTTCTTCTGTACCTACTAATATAAAGTTAGTACCAGAATCTGGAAACTGTGATGGATCTGCTAATGTAATACCTGTTGTAGCTGATGAGTTAATTGCACCAGATAGTGTCGTTGTAAAAGCTCCTACTTCTTCACCGCCCCAAGTTCCAAGAGACCAACCAAAACCTTTTGCTTGAACTGCTGGTCCTATAGGATAGTAATGTTGAACCCTAACACCACCTGATGTAGTAGCACCCGATCCTGATTCATTAGATGGCATTGTAATTGTAATAGTTGTGCTATTGGGAACAGTTGTTACCATAAATTTTTTATTGTCAAAATCACTAGATCCAAAATTAGAGTTAGTGATAGAACTAAAATTATCTAATAAAATTATATCTTGTTCACCTATACCATGGTCACTACTAAATGTTAATGTAACAGTTGGTGATCCGTTAGTCGTGGTAAATGCACTTGTAAGTGTTGTTGTAGTTTTAATAGGGTGTATGTCATAAAACACACCACCTGAATATGCATATAAAATTCTGTTTGTTCCTATGATTGCGTATTTTCTACCAAGACTATTTACAAAATGATGTAAACCACGTCCTGCACCAGTTAGATTACTTTCACCTAACTGTTTCCAACCACCTATTTTTTCAGGTGTGCCATATCTAAAACGAACATTATCACAATCAATCCACTGACCTTCTGCTCCAGTAGCCGTGATCTGTTTGTTTATACCCGGTTGAAATCCTATTTTTTGTAACATATCTAGTCTGCATTATTTGGAACGCTGTTGCTATTAACAAATGGTTTTTCTGCTATTGCCATGTAGATGTATGTTTGTCCACTAGCATTGTCATCACCAGCACTATTTCTTTGTTTAAAACCATTAGAAAGTAAATCTATATTATCTGTGTTTTGTTCTTCCGCACTTGAATTAGGTTTTAATAACCCTGTTGTTGTATTATAACCTGGTCTTTTATTATCCCTTATTTGCCAATTATGACCAGAATTTGAATCACACTTTATTAAAACAAAAGCTGGTTTAAATCCGGTATGAACAAATGTACCATCAGCATTTCCGTTTCCTACATATCTTCCTACTTTTAGATGCCCTTGTTTTTCAGAAAAAGCAAAAAATATACTTAAAACATTATCAAATAATGAACCCATTGAAAAAACTGTGCTAGTTGGTAAAGTATTTTGCCAAATAGTTGAACTTGTTGATATAGCACCATCGCTATTTAAATTTATATATTGATTTGCACCAAAAGCTGAAACCCAAACTCTCCAATCCGATGCTTGATTTTTTGCTCTTGCAATAATTAATGCTGGAGTAGAACCCAACCCATGACCAATAGTATTGTTTCCAGTTTTTGTAAATGTTCCAACACTAAATCCAGCAGTAGTATTTACAGAAATAGTTGAGGTTACACTTCCATCTGAATTTGATGCAGTTGAACCTGATCCTTTCCAACCCCATGCTACATAAGTTTTGCCACTATTTTGATTTGTGTATCCATCACCCCCACTTCCTAAAGTAAATCCATCAGTGTCAAATGAGCTTAATTCAGATGATACTGTAACTTCTGCATCAGAATCAGCCGATTTTAATAATTTGGTTACACCTGTTATAACATTAAATAATCCGTGAGCTGCAGCACCACTCGCTCTTCTTTTAAACCAGAGAAAATCAGGTTGCATATTTTCAGAACCATCAAAAGTATGAGCTTGTGATGAACCTGTTCCAGTATAAAGTTTTGTTTGAAAGTAAAGTTCTGGGTTATCGATAGTAGTATAAGCCATTATCCAAACTCCCCTAGGTTTTTCGTACAACAGGAATAAAATTTCTTCGCTGCACCATCTCCAGTTATATTTGGTGAATATTCAAATGCACCATATCCATTATCATCAGCCACAGCAGATGTAAGAGATTGAAAACCATTTCCAAAATTAGCCTCACAAACTCTACTATTAATATTATAATCTCCGACAAAAAACATATAATGTCCTGTTCCATTACTTGCCAAAGGTTCTAAATTTATTCCAGTAGAACTCTGTAATGATCCATTTTTACTAAGATAAGCTTTCATATTATCAAGATCCATATAAACTCCAATTATATCTCCATTATCATAACTAGCATAATCAGCTAATTCAGTTTGTCCACCCGAGCCATTACCTTCTTGTACTTTACCACTTGCGACATAACTAATGGTGTGTGGTGTAACATCTCCAGATTTACCATGTGAAGAAGTTTGAAACGATGGGGTTGGTGTTATACCGCAAATCTTTGCACCTGAGCCTGATATATTATCTACTTCAAAATACCATTTACCTTTAGTCATAGCAAACGTGCTTGTGTTCATAGCTTCATTACTTGATCCAGTTGTAACTTTTGTATTACCCTCTTCTAAAGTTGAACCGGCCCAATAGTTATCTAAAGAATTTATAGTAGAAAAATTATTAGTGCAGGTATCCGTTACTTGGTCTACGCTTGTTAAGTTATTTACAGTATTGTGATTATTATTACCACTTGTGTCTGCACCCATACCACTAGCATCTGCACCTGTTCCAGATTGTTTAAACTCTAAATAATAACCATTAGTGCCAAAAGTTAGTCCTGATATTTCTATTGGCTTCCAAATATTTGGACTATCAGAATCAAATTCTCCAAATGATGTTTGATCGTATGCAGTTCCATCTATATAAACTACTTCACACATATATCCATCAAAAGTATTAGAACCATCTTGACCTGCAAGATATAAACCATTTGTATTTCTATTAAACTGTATTTGAGTATTTTGATCTGGATAATTAGCTGTAGAAAATGAAGTTTCTTGTACTCCATTAATATATACTTTAATTCTATTTGATGATGTTCCTTGTGTGGTATCCCAGGCAACTAATACATGCGTCCATGCTGAAACATCTCTAAATTTTGCATTTGTTTGAAGTGTTGCTTTAGTAGAGGCATCAACAATTAAATTAATATATAGTTCACCACTACTTAAAAAATTAAGGGTATGTTTATTATTACTATTGTAATAACCATATAACATAGTGTTTTCAACTCCTGGTGTTGATTTTTTAACCCATGCAGAAAATGTTGCCTTATAATCACTACCTGCTGAGCATACTCTAAATAATTGATCCCCACTGCCATCATTAAATCTTAATCCGTTAGCTACATCATAGCCTGTATCTTTTATGGAGTTAGTTCCAGGTATAAGTAATGACATTAAACCTCCTCTGGAAATTCTGCTAAAGGTCTTGTTGTTGTTCCGTCTTCTTGTTGTGTGTATTCAAATAGAGTTTGTAATGCATCCACGTTACTTACACCATTTATAGAAGTTTCCATCTCATTTGATTTTGTTCTAACATCTGCTCTGAATGTTGTAATATTACTAGGCACATTGTAGTCAGCTATCTCTGTTGCTTTAATTACGTACCAATCTGTTGGGGATAATAAATTAGATGCTTGTTGTTTTATATCTTCAATTTTAATATTTTTTAAACCTTTTATTTTTACATCACCGACAGATTTATCACTTGGCATAATACCATTGTCTGAATCCTCTTGTGTGTATAAGCTGTCGTCTAATTGTTTTGCAGTTGCAGTTCCCCATGATTTTGTAACTTGATTGTCTGCATAATTATACTGTTCATTTGTATTAACGTAATAATCTGAGTTTTTAAAATTTGTTAAATCTATGATAATTTCATATATACCTATATTATTTAATTCTGATTGTGACCACAATTGAAATATTTTAGCTGGATATCTTACATCACCAATTACTAAAGATTTAGGATTTGTAATAATTTGTTTTATTTCGTTATTTTCTACTAATGCGTACATATTTTAACTTTCACTTAAATTTAATGTTCTACCTACTTCTTGCCATACAGCACCATTGTATCTGAATACAAGAATATCTGCCTTACCATCTGCTGAAGTAAATGTTGGTGCAGTTGATGCTGCAAATTCAAATATAGTATTAAAAGCAATAGTGTGTGAACCATTGTAATTAATCTCTAAACAGATAAATGAACCCTCAACTGAATTAGTTGGTGCAGCAAATGTAGTGTTTTCTGTTGTTAGATGATATGCATTTGGTTTTGCTTGCACATCCCAAGCTACAGCATTTGATGATGATGTTAATGCTTGTTGTGGAATATAAGCTAGATCATTAAATTTAATATACCCAGCTCCTTTTGCTGTAAATTCTAAACCAACATTTGTATCACCGCCTGATGCAGCAATAGCCGGATTATTTCCCGTTGCAGCGTTAGTTACTTCTAATTCATTAACTGCTGAAGCTGTTGTTTGAAATATAATTTGTTCTGCTCCATTTGCATCTGCAATAAAACCTGCATCTGCAATCTTTGGAGCTGTTAAAGTTTTGTTTGTTAAAGTATCTGTTGAAACTAAAGACACTAAAGTTGAGTC